ACTGGTACTGTTGCTAATGCGAACTATGCTGCTTTTGCTGGAACAGTCACTAGTTCTTCACAATCAAACATCACTTCATTAGGTACATTAACTGCACTTAACGTTAACGCAACAGTAAATGCTGTTGCTTTCTCATCAAATGTTTCTACTGGTACCGCTCCTCTCACGGTTCAATCAACTACAGTAGTTGCAAATCTTAATGCTGATTTGCTTGATGGCTTCAACACCGCTACTGCTAACACTGCAAGCACCGTTGTTGTTCGTGATTCTAGCGGAAATGTTTCTGCTAACTTCTTTATTGGTAATGGTAGCCAGTTAACTGGACTACCAAGCGGTACATCAATCGCTAACGGTAACTCTAACGTATCAGCAGATACAGCAAACGGAAATATCACTGTAAGCGTAGCAGGAAATGCTAACGTAGTCACCTTCACTGGAACAGGCGTAAACGTTGCAGGAACATTGAATGCAACCGGTAATGCTAATGTAGGAAATATCGGTGCAACTCGTGGTGTCTTCACTAACATTTCAGGTGAAGGCGGAAACATCAGTAATATTCAGGGTGCTAATGTTTCAGGTGCAGTAGCAAGTGCGACAACAGCCGGCTCTGCAACAACAGCCGGTACAGTAACCACTAATGCTCAGCCTAACATCACAAGTGTCGGTACACTAACTTCTCTTAACGTTTCAGGCAACGCCAACGTTGGTAACATCGGTGCAACAAACGGTGTCTTCACCAATGTTAGTGGTAACGGCTCTGCCTTGTCATCGATCACTGGTGCTAATGTAACTGGTCAGGTTGGATTTGCTAATGTCGCAAACAACGTAGCTGGTGCAAACGTAAGCGGCCAAGTAGGGAATGCACTAGTAGCTGGCACAGTTTATACTAATGCTCAACCTAATATTACAAGCGTAGGCACTCTGACAAGTCTTGCTGTAACCGGTAACGTAACATCAGGTAATGTATACGCCAACTCAGGAACAATCGGGGCATCACTACTTACCGGTACATTAACCACTGCTGCACAACCAAACATCACGAGTGTTGGCACTCTAACAAGTCTCGGTGTTACTGGTAACGTAACAGCAGGCAATGTGTCAGGTGGTAACCTAGTTTCGGCAAACTATTTGTCCGGTACATTGACTACTGCTGCACAACCTAATATTACTAGTGTAGGCACTCTATCTTCGCTCTCTGTTTCTGGTAATTTGACAGCCGGCAACATTCTCTCTACTAATACGATTGTTGCCAATAACGGTGTTCAAGTTAACAACGGTGCTTTGACAATCAGTGCTGGTAACTTGGATGTTACTGGTAACATCAACGTAACAGGTAACTTGAACTATTCAAACGTTACTGATCTTGTTGTTGGTGACCCATTGATCTACATTGGTGCTAATAACACTGGTGACTTGTATGATCTTGGTCTAGTTGGTTCGTACAACGAAGGAACATATTATCACACTGGTATTGCTAGAGACCACACTACTAATTACTGGACATTCTTCGACGGTGTTGCAACAGAACCTACTACAGTAATTGACTGGGCTAATGCTACATACCCAACAGTTAAGATGGGTAGTTTGATCGCAACCAACTCTGCGAACATTGCAGGAAACGCAAACGTAGGAAATCTAGGAACATCTGGTCTTATTGTCGCAACTGGCAACGTATCTGGTGGCAACTTAACTACGTCGGGTGTTGTTTCTGCAACTGGCAACGTATCTGGTGGCAACTTAACAACTTCCGGTGCGTTGTCTGTAACAGGTAATGCTAATGTAGGAAACATCGGAGCAGCAGCAGGTGTATTCACTGCAAATGTGACTGCCGGCAACGTATATGCTAACTCAGGTACTATCGGCGCTAGCTTACTAGCAGGTACATTAACAACTAACGCACAACCCAACATCACGAGCGTAGGTACTTTAACAAGTCTTGCTGTTACAGGTAACGTAACATCAGGAAATGTGTACGCGAACTCGGGTATCATTGGGGCACAGACACTTAAGGGCGAAGGTGGCAACATCAGCAACATTCAGGGTGCTAATGTTTCAGGTACAGTTTCTAGTGCAACTACTGCTGGTACTGTAACAACTAATGCTCAGCCTAACATCACGAGCGTTGGTACTCTTACATCATTATCTGTATCAGGCAATGTTTCTTCTGGCAACATTAGTACAACTAGTGCAAACGTAACGACTGCTAATGTTTCAGGTAATGTCATTCTAGGAAATTCTTCTGTAACGACTGCAATTTCTTACGGAAGCGTTTCAACTAGCGCAGTAACGGCCAATCAAACTATTGCTAGCTTCTCTGCAACTGGCGTAACTGGCGTAGAATTCTTAGTTAAGTCAATCGATTCTGCTGGCTCCAAGTATGGGGTAGCTACAGTAGTCGCAGTAACAGATGGAACTAATGTAGACTATTCGACATTTGCTACGGTGAATTTAGGTGGTTATACAGGTGCGCTAGCTGTTAACATAGTAGGAGGTCAGGTAAGATTGCAAGTAACTCCGGCAAGTAGCAACACAACAGTATGGACTACTCAATATAGATTGATATAAGTACTACTGAATAAATAACTGGAAAGTAATAAATGGCTAAGAAACAGTTCAATTCAGTAGACGGGTATTCGGTAGGTAATGCAAATGTTGTCATTGATAGTAATGGCAACATTAGCGGTAATGCCATTACAGCTACCGCTAACATCACTGCGCCTCAGATAATCTCTAACGTTGCAACTGGTACTGCTCCACTAGTGGTTTCTTCAACTACTCAAGTTGCCAACTTGAATGCTGCTACAGCCGGAACAGCAATAAGTGCTACGAACGCAGCAGCACTATTGCAGAATACATCAACCGCTACAACGGTTTATCCGATGTTTACTGCTTCATCAGCAAATGGCAACTCTTCGGCAGTATTCAATACAAGCATTGTTGCTAACTTAAGCAATGCTTCTATTTCGGCTACTACTTTTGTGGGGAGACTCGTAGGAAACGTAGCTAACGGAACATCGACTATCAGTATTCCGGCTACTAACGGAAATATCAATCTAAGCTCAGCTGGCAACGCTAATATTCTCGTAGTCACTGGAACAGGTGCAAACATCACCGGCACTGCAAACGTAACTGGTAATCTTGCAGCAGGCAACATTAGTGCAAATATTGCGAACTTGACCACTGCTAATATTACTGGTAATCTGACCGCAGGAAATATCACAACTGGTTCAGGATCAGGCGGTAATATTTCTGGCGCCAATGTCATCACTGCAAACACATTCACTGGTAATCTATCTAATGGTAATAGTTCTATCTCTATTCCTGCTGCAAACGGCAACATCAATTTAAATGCAGGTGGAAATGCCACAGCCGAACTTATCATCACCACTACTGGCGTAAATGTTAACGGAACACTGAACGCTACTGGCAATGCTAACGTTGGTAATTTAGGCACTGCTGGACTCATCACTGCAACGGGTAACGTGTCAGGCGGTAACTTGACCACCGGCGGCGCATTAAGTGTTACTGGTAATGCTAACGTCGGCAACATCGGTGCTGCTACCGCAGTCATCAGTACTGGTAATATCACTACTATCAATAGCGGATTGGTTCAAAACGGTAATAGTAACGTTACTATTGCAGCGAACGGAAACGTTTCCGTGTTTGTTACCGGTAACGCTACTGCTAGGGCAGTCTTCACATCGACTGGTGCTAATATCGCAGGTACCGCCAACATTACCGGAAACGCTAACGTAGGTAATTTGGGTACTGCACAAGTTTTAGCAACTGCAAACATCACTGCCCCTCAACTAATCAGCAACATTGCAACTGGTACCGCACCATTTGTTGTTACTTCAACTACACAAGTTGCAAACTTAAGTGTTGCTACTGCTGGAAGTGCAACAACAGCAGGTACTGTAACAACTAACGCACAGCCCAACATCACTAGCGTCGGCACACTGAGTTCATTGGCAGTAACAGCAAATATTACTGCTGGTAATGTTTATGCTAACTCAGGTACACTGGGGGCAAACACACTAACAATCGCCAACACTGCAAGCATTGGTGCTAATTTAAACATGAACAGTAAGAATATCAATAATCTTGCTGATCCGGTTGCTGCACAAGATGCTGCTAGTAAAGCATACGTTGACAGCATCGCGCAGGGACTTGACCCTAAAGCCTCAGTATCGTATGCAACAGCTACTACGCTTCCGGCTTATACGTATAACAACGGGACAAGTGGTGTCGGTGCAACGATTACGGGTTCATCTACTGGTGCATTAAGTATCGATGGCACTGCGGTAGCTGCTAACCAGCGTGTGTTGGTCAAAAACGAAACATCAACCAACGCTCCATACAACGGCATCTATGTGGTAACTAATGCAGGCAGTGCAGGTGCAGCATATGTATTGACTCGTGCAACTGACATGGATGCTTGGACAGAAGTCCCTGGTGCATTTGTATTTGTCGAAGGAGGCGCAACGCTAGCTGACACAGGCTGGGTATGTACCTCAGATGCAGGCGGAACAATCGGTACAACAGCTATTACTTTTGTTCAATTTGCTGGCGCTGGATCATATACAGCAGGAACAGGCCTAACATTATCAGGTACACAGTTCAGTATTACTGATACTACGGTGACTTCCGGATCATATGGTAACGGAGATAGAGTAGCATCATTTACTGTTAACAGTCAAGGACAGCTTACTGCTGCATCGAATATTGCGATAACTGCTAATGCTGCAAACTTAACCGGCACTATCCTTGCGTCAACGATTGTTACATCATCATTGACCTCAGTAGGAACATTGGGCACTCTTTCAGTAACCGGTAACGCAAATGTTGGTAATATCGGTGCAACTCTCGGCGTCTTCACTAACATTGCAGGTGAAGGCGGCAATATTAGCAATATTCAAGGTAGTAATGTTAGCGGTACTGTTTCAAGTGCAACTACTGCCGGAACTGTAACAACAGCAGCACAACCCAATATTACTAGCGTAGGCACATTAACATCACTCTCCGTTACGGGAAATGCTTCGGCTGGAAACTTGAACACGGCTGGAGCAGTCGTGGCAAGTACATTAACAACAAACGTTGCAACTGGAACTGCACCGTTAACTGTCACTAGTACCACTCGTGTATCTAACTTAAACGTTGCTTACGCTAACGTTGCTGATTTTATTAATGTAACTGCTCCGGGTACTGGAACTGGATATTTAGTATTTGCTAATTCTACAACAGGAAACGTAGCAGAGTGGACAAGCTCCGGGATTAGCTCTAACTTAGCAAATAATTCTATCACAGCTACAACATTCGTTGGTGCATTGAGCGGCGCGGCCACTAGTGCAACAAACGCATCTGCGGTGCTCAACAATGTTATCACAACTGGTACAGTCTATCCTACATTCATTTCGTCAACTGCTAATGGTAACTATGCATTAACATCAAATACCGTTTATACCGCTAATGTTGCAAACGGTTTCTTGGGAGCAACGCTGCTCGGCGGCACACTAACTACTGCTGCACAACCTAATATTACTAGCACCGGGACGTTGACTCTACCAGGACTGACTGCTAATAGCGCAACCGGGCGAGTTTCTTTAGCAACGGATGCTGGCGGCTCAATTTCTATGGGAAGAGTAGACGGGACTACCAGTATCCCGTATATTGACTTCAATACGTCTGCTACCGCAGTTGATTATGACGCTAGAATTCAAGCATCAGGAAACACCGGTACAATCGGTGGCGGCACACTTACTTTCTCTGCTGCATCAGCAAACTTCACCGGAACAATTAACGGTAATGGTTCTGGACTTAGTGCGATAGCAGGGGGTAATGTTACAGGCACGGTAGCGAATGCTACCGCAGCCGCAACAGTAGCAGTTGCATCACAATCAGCGAATGCTAACACATTTTACCTCACATTTGTATCCGGAACGTCAGGTGGCACCGCCCTTGGATTAGATAGTGCATTGTCATATGTTCCAAGCACGGATACATTGACGGTCACGAATATCACGGGCACAGCATCAAATGCTACGGCAGCGGCAACGGTCGCAATTGCGTCACAATCAGCAAACGCTAGTACTTTTTATCCAGTGCTTGCTCCTGGCACCTCAAGTGGAGCATCACTTGGTTTAGACAGTGCCTTCTCGTATGTCCCTAGTACGGATACTTTATCGGTAGGCACTGTATCTGCTAGCGGAAACGTTTCTGCTGCAAACGTTGTTTCAACTACGAACCACATCTTTAGTGTTGCAACCGGCATCAGTGCTGCTGGGTCAACACAAGGTACTGCTACTTCTATAACTAAAGACTTTAACGTAGTATCTACTGTAGCAGCAAGCACCGGCGTAATATTACCAGCAATTGCCGGGGTACGAATGACTGTTATTAATAACGGTGCTAATCCTCTTGCTGTTTATCCGCCATCTACGGGTGCAATAAATTCTCAAGCAGCAAACGCCGCCTATTCAATGTCGGTCGGCGCGAGACTTGATTTTATATCAGTTACTACATTACAATGGTATACATTGAACGCAACTTATGGTTAATAAATAGAGAGTAATATAGGAAAAATTTAATGGCATTATTCCCGTCTAGTCCCTCTAATGGTCAACAGGTAACTGTTAATGGTATAGCATATACCTATAACAGCACACAAACTGCTTGGATTAGAACAGGCTCAAGCATCAGTGAAGGCGATCTTGCAGTAGGAGGTAGTCTTAGTGTTGCTGGCAATAGCACATTGGGTTCAAATGCTAACGTCAAGATTTCGGGCGGTTCAAATGGATATGTACTCAGCACGGATGGCAATAGTAATCTATCTTGGGTAGCGCAATCAGGCGGATCGGCAAATTCTATTTCAAATGGTACAAGCAATGTATCTATTACATCATCGGGTGGAAACGTAACAACTAGTGTTGCTGGAAATGCAAATGTATTAGTTGTTACAGGAACCGGAGCAAACATCACTGGTACATTGGGTGTGACTTCTAACATTACTGGTGCTAACGTAATTGCCAACACTAATGTATTCACCCCGTCTATCACTACTGCTGCTACTAATGGTAACTTGACTATTGACCCTAACGGTACTGGTTTTGTAGTATTCACTAATACTACTCCGGTGATCATCGCTAATGGCACAACGCAAACAACTGCTGGTCTACAATTAACCGGCGCACCTCTTGCAACTAACAATGACTATGGTCTATTACACGTAGGTAATGCTGCACTAACATTTAATGATACTGATATTGTAGCAGTAGTTACTGCTAACGCCAATAGCTATACTCAAATGATTCTACAGAATCAAAATAGCGGAACTGCTGCATCTTCTGACTATATTGTTAACAACGATACATCAAGTGGTGCTACTGTTTATGGTGACTTTGGTATCAACAGCACTACATTTGCTGCAACTGGACCGTTCGGCGGCGCAAACACAACCTATGTATATTCAGCAGGTGGTAACTTAGGTGTAGGCACATTAGGATCGTTCCCATTAAATCTTGCTACGGCTAATACTACTCGCATGACAATTGATGCTGGCGGCAATACTAACGTTGCTGGTAACTTGAACTTTAATGGCACTAAAGCAAATCTTGGTTCAAACGCTAACGTTACTATTACTGGCGGTTCGAGTTCACAAGTATTAAGTACAGACGGCGCAGGAAACTTATCTTGGGTTTCTATTTCCGGCGGCACCTCAATTGCAAATGGAAATAGTAGTGTTAGCATCCCGACAGCTAATGGTAATATCAACCTAAACTCGGGCGGCGCTGCAACTCCTGAACTTGTGGTAACACCTACAGGCATAAGTGTTACTGGTAATGCCAACTATTCTATTGCTGCTGGTCAAAGTATAACTGTTGCTGCAACTGCTCCTCCCACAGTTGACATGGTAACTATTACCAATACTGGACAAAACGTTGCTACTGCTGGTGTTAGCGGATTACAAGTTAATTACACTGGCGGCACCGGGGCAATTGAATCTTCTGCAATTCGTGCAGATATGACCCCTGGTACTACTTCTGGCAGTACGTGGAACGCATTTAGAGTTGCTGCAACTACAGCCGCTGTGTCTGGTGTAAACTTCAACGGTGTTAAGTTCGATAATAAAACTGCGGGTGCAGGTAACTCTCGTGCATTGTTTGTAGGTACTGGGTATGATGATATTCTTAACTACAACAGCAATACTATCATTTCAGGTACCGGAAACATCATCACCTCTAACGTTCAAATAAGAGGTGCTACAAGCGGTACAACAACATTAATAGCAAACGCAACTGCATCTGGTACACTAACATTACCTCCTGCTACTGATACACTTGTTGGTAGAGCTACTACAGATACATTAACTAACAAATTGATTCAGCCAAGAGTAAGTAACACTGCAAGTATTACTTCTCCCCTAGCATTCAACAGTAACAACTTTGATCAATATAGTGCTACAGCACAAGCAGCCGCACTAACAATCAACGCAGATGCTGGTACACCAGCAGATGGTCAAAAACTGATATTCAGAATACTAGACAACGGTACTCCTAGAACCATCACATTTACCGGTGGCGTAGCAAACGGATTTAGACCAATTGGTACTGCACTGACAGTATCAGGTTCTAACTTTACATACACTACTGTTGCAAATAAAACAGTGTATTTTGGATGCACATACAACGCAGCAGCAGCAAGATGGGATATTATCGGATTGTCAGCGGAAGCATAACATATGGCTACTAAAACGATTCTCATCACAACACCAACCGGTACCAATACTGCGTTCACGATGCCCGGAGATGTTGACCCATCTGTCCCTTGCACGGTGATCGCTATCGGCGGAGGCGGTGGTGGCAAAGGCGCCACCAACAACGGTGCAAGCGGAGCAGGAGGTGGTGGTGGAGGATATTCAACCTCTACTGCGGTCACACTGACCCCAAACAGTACTGTTTTTTATAATATAGGCGTAGGCGGAACACCGGGCGGTCCTAACGGTGGTAACGGTGGTAACGGTGGCGTGACTTGGTTCAATAACGCTGCAAATGCTGCTCCCACTACAGCTACGCAAGGTGCATTAGCAAATGGTGGCTCGGGCGCAACGACTAGTACCCGCGCCAATGGCGGCACCATTACGGGTGCAATTGGTAATACCGTTGTAGCAGGCGGCCAAGGCGGTAACGGTTCTGCAACTGCAGGCACAGGCGGCGGCGGGGGTGGCTCTGCTGGTTCAAGTTTAGGTGCAGGTCAGGCAGCAGGCGCAGGCGTTGCTGTTGCTGACGGCGGCGGTGGCGGCGGTGGCGGCGTCGGCGGTATCGGTAATACCGGTAGTACTACAACCGGCGGTACTGGTGGTCTAAACTTTGCAGGCGCAGCAAGTGGTACTGCTGGTGTATTAGGTAACCCTTCTACCGCAGGTGGTACAGGCAACGCAGGCGGAGGCGGGGGAGGCGGGGGCGGCCAAAACACTAACAACCGTCAGGTGGGTGCTGGTGGCGCGGGCGGCGCTGGTACAAACTTCTCATACCAACAGTTAAATAATACACCTGCAACTGTCGGTACAGCCGGACCTGGAGGCGGCGCCGGCGGCGGCGGTGGTACCAACAACACTACTACTACGCAAGCGGGTACAAATGGTGCCGGCGGCTTATATGGCGGCGGGGGAGGCGGCAGCGGCTCAGTAGCAACAACCTCTTCTGCTGGCGCCGGAGCCCAGGGTGCAATTCTCATCACTTACACTGTAAGACCAACATCAGGATCAATGTTTCCTTTATTCGTATAACATACGAGATAAGTAAGCGTGTGATTAATGTATTCTTATTAGACTATTACACTCGTCTCCGCGAGTGGTTCAAACTGAAAGAAAACTTACAAGGTCAAGACTTATCTACTATTTGCATTGAAGTAGATAGATTTTGGCAACGTGTACCAATTAGTACGTATTATCTACATCCAGATGATATCGAAGACTGGCCCAACCCTTGGGAATTAATTAACGATAACAATTATTGTTATTATGCCAGAGCCTTAGGAATGGTTTATACACTATTGCTATTGGGTATAAAAGACATTGACTTTGTGGAAGCTTTAGACGATAATAAAGAACATGTTGTATTAGTCCTGGTAGACAGCGCAAAATATGTATTGAATTACTGGCCCGAGTCGGTAGTAAATACGAATCTATCAGATTTTACAATCGTAAAGAATATTAAAATAGATTCATTAAAAAAGAAAATAGGCGACGAATGATTAATGTAAGAAAACGATCAGGCAACACAGAGCCACTAGCCCTGGAAAAGTGGCAAGCACAAGTAACTAAGGTTTGCAATGGCACAGCCGATGTAAGCCAATCAATGATAGAAATCAAAGCTCACCCTCACTTCTATAATGGTATCACTACCAGAGAGATTGATGAAATCACTCTTAGAGCCATTGTAGATTTGATTGACGTTGAAAGTAACCCTGACGTTGGACACGTTAATTACCAGTATGTCGCTGGTAGACAGAGATTGTCCATGCTTCGTAAAGACGTATATGGACAGTATACCCCACCATCATTGTATGAGATTGTAAAGAAGAACGTTTCGGTGGGCCTTTACACTCCTGAACTCCTTGAATGGTATTCCGAAGATGATTGGAATAAGATGGATGAATTCATCGATCATGAAAAGGATGAGGAGTACTCATACGCAGCAATCGAGCAGATGATTGAAAAGTATCTTGTTCGCAACAGAGCCACGAAAGAAATCTATGAAACTCCTCAAGTTAGGTATATGGTGGCAGCAGCTACAGTCTTCCACATGGAAGAATCTAGCAAGCGTCTTAAGTTTGTTAAAGAATATTATAATGCAGCCAGTGACGGTTTGTTTACTTTGGCTACTCCTGTTTTGGCTGGTCTCGGTACCCCTACGAAGCAATTTAGCTCTTGTGTACTCATTCGCAGCGATGACGACTTGGATTCGATTTTCGCAAGTGGAGAAATGATGGCTAAGTATGCTAGCAAGAGAGCTGGCATTGGCTTAGAAATCGGCAGGCTTCGTCCCCTCGGCTCGCCTATTCGAGGGGGCGAAATCATGCATACTGGCATGATTCCATTCTTAAAGAAATGGTTTGGTGACCTTCGTAGTTGTTCACAGGGCGGCATTCGTAATGCAAGTGCTACTGTGTTCTATCCTATCTGGCACCATCAATTTGACGATTTGATTGTTCTTAAGAACAATCAAGGTACGGAAGAAACTCGTGTTCGTCATATGGACTATGGCGTTGTTCTCAGTGCATTCTTCTGGAAGCGTTTCAAGAACAAAGAAAACATTACATTCTTTGATCCAAACGAAGTTCCTGAACTATATGAAGCATTCTATCAAGACACCGCAAAGTTTGAAGAACTTTATGTGAAGTATGAAAAGCGCAAGGATTTGCGTAGAAAGGTAATGAGTGCCGAGGAAGTCTTCAAGGGCGGTATCCTCAAGGAACGCACTGACACAGGACGTATCTATCTCGTGTTCATTGATAACGTAATGAATCAGGGACCATTCGATCCTGAATATCATACGATCTATCAATCAAACCTTTGTGTCGAGATCCTTCTTCCCACTAAGCCCTTCAAGCGTCTTGATGCAACTAGGAAAATAGTAAAAGTTAAGAAGAAGGATTCTGCTAAGTTCCTAGAGAATAAGCCGGCAGATTTTGTTAATGTAAGAAAGTTATAAATGTTTCTTCTGGCATAAATAACTATGCACATTGGGAACATTGAAATGACTAACTTTACGGCAACTTGGTTGATGATTAAGCAACATAAAATAACTGGATTGAAATACTTTTGTAAAACTTCAAGGTATGATCCAGTTAAGTATTTAGGTTCAGGAACATATTGGACTAGACACTTGGAAGAACACGGTAATGAAGTAGAAACAGTTTGGTATCAGTTGTTTGAGAATAAAGACGAGTTGATGCATTATGCGCTTTCTTTTTCTACCGAGAATAATATTGTTGACGCAGTGGATGAAAGTGGTAGAAAGATTTGGGCTAATCTAATTCCTGAAAACGGAATTGACGGCGGAGGAAACAGAGGATTGTCTATGCTACAAGAGCAAAGAGATAAGATTTCTGATACTTGGGAGGTTATTTGTCCGGACGGAAGCATCATTGTTATAAAGAATATGTTACAGTTCTGCAAAGAACACAACTTGAATCCGAGTGCGATGAGTGCAGTAGCAAGAGGCAAGCGCGGCTCGTACAAGGGGTATAGGTGCAAAAAGATAACAAACAACAGAAATGTAAAGTATAGTTATAAAGAATACCAGTACGAAACCGAAGAAGAAAAGTCATTAAGATTGAGCCGCCAAGCAGTTAAAGGTAGTGAACATCACGAAGCAACTTCTATTGACTATGATGGGATGGTATACGGTAGCATAGCAGAAGCAATGTCATCTACTGGTAAGAGTTATTATTTGATTACGAAATATGGAAAAAGATTATGAATAGAATAGAAGAACTTATCAACAAGTCATTAGATATTACGGTTCCGTATACCTGGACTACGCTTGATTATGATGAGATTATAAAGCTGCAAAAAACCCTGGCTAAGCTGATTGTTGAGGATTGCATAGAGCAGATTAAAAAGATTCCAGTTCGGGTTGAACCAATCAGCGGACAGTCATTTAAGTATGTTCAACTGGGAACAACCATTGAAACTATTGAAGAACGGTTTGGAGTAGTAGAATGAGCGAACTTTACGAATATGTAGATGCTGTCCCCGAAGACGATGAGGAATATGATTATTACGAGGTTGACGAAGTAGAAGGCCGTGTGGCTTTATGTACCCTCGGGAGTATGAATTGGGGCGCATTTAGAAATCCAGAAGATATGCGTAGAGCATGTCGCATTCTATTGCGTAGCTTGAATAACATTCTTGACTATCAGGATTTCTTGTCGATTCAGAGCAAGCTTTCTAACGAAGAAATTCGTCCGATTGGTATCGGTGTTACTAATCTCGCATACTGGCATGCCAAGCGCGGATTCAAGTATGGTGAATCAGATGCATTGCAAGAAGTCAAGAGTTGGGCTGAACACCAGACCTATTACTTGATGGAAGCTAATGTTGAACTTGCTAAGGAACGCGGAAAGTGCGTAGACAGTGACAAGACTCGCTATGGTAAGGGCATTTTCCCTTGGGAACTCAGAGCAAAGGGTGTGAATGAACTTACTGACTTTACTCCAGAGCTTGATTGGGAAACACTACGTAAGGACATGGTTGATTATGGTGTTCGCAACGCTACAGTTGGTGCGATTGCGCCGGTAGAGTCAAGCAGTGTTGTTATCAATTCAACTAACGGCATCGCTATGCCCATGAGCTTGATCAGTGTTAAGGAATCAAAGGCAGGATCGTTCATTCAGGTTGTTCCTGAATACCAGAAGTTAAAGAACAAGTATCAGTTGATGTGGGACCAAACTGATTGTGTTGGATATCTCAAAACATCGGCGGTCCTCGCTGCTTATATGGATCAGTCAATCAGTACTGATACATTCTATAATCCAGCACATTTCCCTGACCGAAAAGTTCCTACTACTCTTATTGCAAAGAATCTCATGCTTGCGAGTAAGTGGGGTATTAAGACAATTTACTATTCGCTTATTAATAAGAAAGGCGCAAAAGAAGATGATGTTGAAGCACCTCTTGAAGAAATTGATTTCTTTGAAGAAGATGCAGACTGTGAGGCTTGCAAGCTATGAGTAAGGCACAGTATAATCTAAACACTAAAACCGACTATCTTAGTCGCAAGATGTTTCTTGACCCGGCTGGTCCTGTAACTATTCAGCGATTCGAAGAAGTCAAGTATCAAAAGCTACAGAAGATTGAACAGACTGCACGCGGATTCTTTTGGGTTCCAGAAGAAGTTAATCTTTCAAAAGATGCCAACGACATGAAGGATGCTAGTGAAGCTGTTGCTCACATTTTCACTAGCAACGTTCTTAGACAGACTGCACTTGACAGTTTGCAGGGCCGCGCGCCAGCACAGGTCTTTACTCCTGTATGCTCCATTCCAGAGCTTGAAGCCTTGATGAGCAACTGGTCATTCTTTGAGACCAACATTCACAGCCGCAGCTATAGCCACATCATTCGTAATATCTATAATGTGCCGAAAGAAGTGTTCAACACGATTCATGACACTCAGGAAATCATTGATATGGCATCAAGTGTGGGTGAATATTATGACGCACTTCACCTGATCAACTGCCGAAAGGAGATCGGAGAGAAGATTGACGAACAACTTCACATTGAAGCGATTTGGTTAGCACTTCATGCTAGCTATGCGCTTGAAGCTTTCCGTTTCATGGTATCATTTGCAACATCACTCGCTATGGTCGAAAACAAGATGTTCATGGGTAATGGCAACATCATTAGTTTGATTCTACAGGATGAATTGCTACATAAAGAATGGACTGCTTGGATTATCAATCAAGTTGTTAAAGAAGATCCTCGTTTTGCAAAAGCTAAGATCGACTGTGAAGCAGAAGTTCGCAAGATTTACGAAGATGTGATTCGTGAAGAAAAAGAATGGGCAGCGTATCTTTTCAAGAAAGGTCCTGTCATTGGTCTTAACGAAAAAATCATGATTGACTTTGTTGACTATAACGCCGTAGACGCTCTTAAACAGATCGGCATTAAATACTGGAATCCGGCACCAAAGACTACTCCTATTCCGTGGTTTAATAAGCACGCCGATACGAGTAAGAAACAGACTGCACTACAGGAGAGCGAGTCAACCAGTTATGTTATTGGTGTAATGACTGACACCTTAGATTACGACGAATTACCAGAATTATAAAGGAGACACAGAGTGAAAGCAATTGTATGGTCAAAGGACTCCTGCCCCTATTGTGTGCAGGCAAAGAATCTTCTAGCTCAGAAGAATATTGAGTTTGAAGAAAGAAAGATCGGTGACGGATGGACTAAGGAACAATTATTAGAAGCTGTTCCAGATGCACGTTCTGTTCCTCAGATATTCCTCGACGGAGAACATGTCGGTGGATTTACAGAGCTTCGTGCTAGATTCTTAGCAGAAGCAGCATAAGGAAAAATAATGACTATTAAAATTGGAGAAACCTACACGTTCAAGCTTACGAGCGGTGAGGAAGTTGTAGGAAAAGTTACCGCAATCGAAGATCATCTTGTATCATTGCAAGATCCAGTGTCAGTTGCCCCGGGTCCCCAAGGCATGGGTTTGATGCAGAGTATGTTTACCGCAGACCCCAAGGATCCGGCAAGACTAAATATTAATAACGTAACAATCTATGCATTAACGGATGCATCGGTAAAGACAAAGTATATCGAGGCTACTACTGGTTTAGTAGTTCCCGATAAGAAGATTATAATGGGATAATGAATGGCAAAGTTAAGTAGAAAGGGTGACGCTAACGCAGCAGGCGGAAAGATTGTCAGAGGTGCCGGTACTGTTTTTGCGAACGGTATTGCTGT